GCAGATATATAGCTGATCAGGTAGTCCCGATCATTGAGCGGGTGCCTGCAAAAGCGAAGATACTCACTTTTGGAAAGGGCGCATGGTTCCGCGACGAGGCTGGCATTCGCGCGCCAAGGACTCGCGCAAACCGTGGAAGTATAGTCACTGACTTCATTGACGTGCTTCCGAAAGAATATGCATTCGCATCTGAGGTGACCGACGAGGACCGCAAAATGGCCAAGGAACAAGGAGCTCCCCCGTTGAATCCCGACCAGGAAGCTATTGAGTTCGCTACCGATAAGGTCGATCTTGCAAAGGAGCGGCGCGTTGCAGAGCTTGTTCTTGCAGGCAACTGGTGCGGCGCCGGGGCCGGAGGCGTTGACGCGGCAGGCGCGTTTGCCGCAGGCGCAGGCAATACCTTTCTTTCTCAGATTGCCGCGCAGAAAGAACTCATACGGTCAAAAACCGGTATGAAGCCCAATGCTCTGATCATAGACCATGGCACGTACACTTCACTGAAAGAAGAGTCGACCATACTCGACAAGATCAAGTACACCCAGCGCGGCGTCCTCACCAGCGATCTGCTGCAGGCGTTGCTTGAACTCGAATACCTGACAATCGGCGAGGCCATCAAGTCAACGGCAAAAGAGAACAAGGCAGGCACAGATTTCACTGCCGTGAATGTGTGGGAAAAGAATCAGGGAAAGGGCATGTGCTTCCTCTACTACAGGCCCGCGGCCCCGGGGCTGAAAGTGCCCAGCGCAGGGTACCAGGCCCGCGAGTGGTATGACAACGGCCTGGCGCGCAGGACCGAGACATGGAGAGAGAACGCCGAGCATCAGGACGTGTACGAAGTCGCCGAGTCTGTCGACATTGTCGTATGCGACACCTCACTGGGGTTTCTCTGGATCGATACGCTCAAAACATAAACCACTCAGGGACGCGATTTATAGCGCCCTCGCACGAATATAAACAAGGGGGGCGGTCTCAGGACCGCCCCTCCAGGAGAAACTAAATGTACTGCACACAGACAGACATCGAAAGCGCTATCCCAGCCGCGACGGTAATACAGCTGACTGACGACAGCGGATCCGGAGCCGCCGACGCCGACATAGTCGCGGATGCGATCGCAAAGGCCGACGCGATTATAGACGGCTACTGCGCGGTGAAATACTCAGTGCCCTTGTCGCCTGTGCCCGCTGTGATCAAGGGGCTTTCGGTCGACATCGCGATTAAAAACCTGTACGCCCGCAAAGTCGAGGAGATGCCGGCCGCCCGCAAGGATGCATACGACAACGCAATATCGTTTTTAAAAGACGTATCACGCGGGCTCGTCTCCCTGGGCGTAGATCCCGAGCCCGAGGCGAGCAGCCAGGGCAGCCCGGAAACAAATAAGACTGCGAGCGATCGCATATTCACCCGTGAATCGCTGAGAGGGTTTTAAATGGCATTCATTCCTCGCTATACGATTTCTCAGATCCAGACTCCGCTGCTGCAGGCGCTGCAGGGGCATGCGGGTCTGGCGGCAATCTGTAAACATATAGCTGTATATTCCGGAGAGGTCGACACGCTCGTCGAAAAGTTAAAGCAATATGTCGGCCCTGTTCCGGCCACGTTTGTCTTCTATGCTGGCTCTCAGTTCGACACCGAGGGATCAAGGTCCTACAGTGAGACCCAGACCTGGACGCTGGTCACGCTCGCAAAGAACCTGAGCGGCATCGACGCACTGCAGGGCTCGGCCTATGCGATTATCGAGCAGCAAAAGCAGGCCGTCATAAACAATGATCTCGGCCTCGATATTGAGCCGTTCAAACCGTTGCGCATAGAGCCGTTGCTCATAACAAGAGAGTTCGCTGTTTACAGCTTTGAAATAGAGACTTTCTTCTCACTCGACTAAAAGGAGGATCATGACATGCCGTTCAAATTAAAAGACACCGCGCCGAATTTCGAGATGGTGGACGGGCCGTTCGAGGGCCGCAGGTTCAGGCAGGGAGAAACATACGATGAGATCCCGGCCGAGTATAAAGACAGATTTGAAAAGGTAAAGAGCTCGCCGGAGACTCAGGTAAAACCCGAGCCTGCCGCAGCAGAAAAGGGAGGCACAGAGAAATGAGGAGTTTCCTTGCAAACAATAACCTTATAGCGGTATCAGCGGGCGCGAGAGAGAGCGCGCTCAACACCGCGCAGACGCTTAATACTGCGATGCTGTTCTCGTTGAGCAGCATGTTCAATCGCGAGCCCAGGACAGAAGACAATGCCGAAGAGGCAAACGGCAAGGAAGAGGCCGATACTATATACAGCCTGGGCTTCACTTCGTCAGGGACCCTTGAAACCGACAAGGCGCAGGTCCAGCACCTAGCGTTCCTTTATGCTTATGCGCTCGGTACTGTCGTTACGTCGGCGTGGGGCAGCGGCTACGAACACGTCATGACGCCTATCGTCGACAATTTTGCGCACCCGTCATTTACCGCTGCGCAGCGGCTGGGCAAAACAGTAATGAAACAGCGTTTCTACAGCCAGTTTGTCGAGAGCGTGAAGACGACGTTCGCAAAGGACAGCTGGGTCAAGGCCTCCGGAGCAACGCTGGGCACCGGCAGGGTAGACGCCTCTCTCGTAGAAGAGACAGTGTCCGCCGCGTACAATGCCACATCGCTGATCTTGTCGGCCAATGGCGTGGCCGGTTCAACCGCAGCCGAGCGGCTCAACAGCATACATGCCGTGCGCGCGCTGAACCCTACGACGGGTGAATATACAGATGTCACCGTCACGGCCGTATCCTCAGCCACTCCCGCCGTGCTCACAATCACGGCCCCCGGCGCGGTCGTTACCTCGACGAGCTACAAAATACTGTACGCTCCCACCGAGGCCGCATGGGCAACCTTCCCCTCTCGCGTGGTTGAACCGCCGTTGCGGGTTACTGACCTGGTCGTCAACATCGGCGGCAAGTGGAACGGCAGCGCGATCCTGGGCGGCCGGTCCATGTCAAGCGAGATAGAAAGTGTCGAGCATAACATCTCGAACAACATGAAGGTTGAGTTCCGCGCTGATGGATCTGCCGGAGCCGGAGCATACGCAAATAGCGTCTACCGCGAGGGCCGTGTGCAGACGCTTAGCCTCGACCGCCAGTTCCGCGACTACATCATCCAGAAAAAACTCGACGATCTTGAAACATTTACGGTCAGCCTCAAGGCCACCGGCAGCGCATTTGAGACGGGCAAGAATTACTATGCCTGGCTCATTTTCCCTTGCTGCTCGGCGCTCAAAGCGCCGCTTAAGGTCAACGGTAAGCTGCTCGGCGAAACGGGCGATATCAAAATTTTGCAGGATGACACATACGGCAGTGTCATCGCAAAATTCGGCAATAAGGTAGCCGCATACGCGGCGTAAGGGGAGGAGATAAATGATCAGAATCAAACGTGGTGAGACAAATAATCCGGTCACATGCGAAATGACCCTTGCAGGGGCGACGTTCGAGATCGACCTGATGCCCATATCAGAGCGTGAGCGCTCCGATGCTTTCAAGCAGTTTCACAAGAACAAGCAGCTGGTAAACCCTCTGACGAAAAACATGGAGCTGGTGCCTTTTTTCGACATTAACGATCCCGAATTCCGCCAGGTGGCCGAGGACCTGCTGGACAAAGTCATCGTCGACTTCCGCGGCATTGGAGACAATGACTTTGTCCCGCTCGACGGTAAGCTCCGCGAGAACAAATTGCTCCTGGGCTCCATCGAGGTCGAGGAAGAGGAAGTCGTGGATCTGCTCGACGCGAACGGAGAGAAGGCGGCGATGAAGGTCCCGCGCACAAGGTTTTTCAGGACATTGATACTCGACAAGGCCGTGTCGCTCTCAAAGGCCATCGCGGAGGCGGACGAAAAAAACTCATAGCCCTCGTCCATTTCCATTACGGCAATGGCGAGGGAGTGAGGCCGACACTGGGCAATGAACAGCTGTGGAACTTGATATGTTTATGCGCATCGCAGTGGAGAATTGGCTTTGGCGGGCCGTATGCCCTCGATTTTAACGCAGTGTTCGGCGCTGCGGACATCCTTGGCATGCGGCTGAATCAAAGAGACATTGAGAAGTTGCAGGTATATGAAGAAGAAGTCCTGAAGCTAAGGGCCGCTGGCAAACAGAGCAAGGGCGTCTGTGATGAAAAGCAGAAAGCGCAGTGCAGTGAGGAGTTCGGTGAGTTCCTCGATTGGGCGTGCGGGCAGTGCGAGCAGAATCCCAACAGGGGAAAGGAGGCGGTGACGGATGGGAGTCAATGAAGTAAAGCTCGTCATTTCGACAGATAACAGCGGTGTCATCACGGGGATTAAGCAGGTCGGTGCCGAAGGCGAGAAGGCCGTTAAACAGGTCACCTCCGCCTTTGAGCAGCTCGGCATAAAATCAACCGCTGAACTCGACTCGGCGCGCGCAAAAATCTCTTCCGCATACGATCAGATACGGGCGTCCGGCACTGCCTCTGCGGATGACCTTATCAGAGCCGAAAAAGCAAAGAACGACGCAATCAAAAGGCTCAACGACGAAAATTATGTCTCTCAACAGTCCATGGGCGCGAAGATCAAAGCCCATTGGTTGTCTATCAGCGCGGCTGCCATTGCGGCTTATGGCGCAATCTCAAAAGCGAAGGAATACATGGCCCAGGCAGCCGAAGGGCAGTCCATAGGCTCTGCCTATAAAAACGTTGCGAACTCATACGGCTATGACGCCGACGCCATGCTCTCAAAGTTAAAGCAGCTCTCGAAAGGCACGATTGAGGAAACGGATATCATGCGTCGCGCCATACGCGGCCTTCAGCAGGGCTTCAGCGACGCGGACCTCGGCTCACTGATGGAGATAGCAGGCAAACAGGCCTCCGCCGCTGGCATGCAGATTAAAGACGCATTTGACCTGATAACCAATGCTGTCGCAAACCAGCAGACGCGCGGCCTCAAGCATTTGGGCATTGTGATTGACCAGACGAAGGCCTACGAGGAATACGCGAAGAAGCTAGATATCGGGGTTAACGCTATGACTGAAATGCAGCAGAGCCAGGCCCTGCTTAACTCAGTGAAAGAGGAAGGCGCGCGGCTCTCAAAGGCTCTCGGGGAAATCGAGGACGAGGAGTTTATAAAGATACAGCGCAAGGCGGCGGCGATAAAGGAATTCCAGGAGGAGTTCGGCGGGTTCCTGCAGAAGATCCGGGACCTGGCCGTGGCCGGCGCATATGCAGTCGGCTCCTTCATCAACGAAATAGTCATGAAGGTGGTCGCCTTACCGGCTGCGCTTGAAGAGATGACCGGCGGCGCGATCACGGGCCGTTTCTTCCGCGACATCCGCGATAACGCCGCGGCGGCTGTAGTCGAGTGGGACAAACGGGCAAGGACTGCCTGGGAAGGCGTTACGGCCGACACGAACAAGGCGTCGGCTGCGCTCGACAAGCACAAGGAAAAACTAAAGGGGTTGGCAAAAGCTGCGGCAGACAAGGAGAATCAGCGCATAAACGACGAGCGCACAAAAAAGGCCTGGCAAAAATGGTCCTCCGAGATAGCGGGCATGGATCCCGACATGACTGAATATCAAAAACAGCTTGAACAGCTGAAAACAAAAAAGACGGAGATGATTAAGGATCTCGGACAGACAAAGGCCGAGACCTTGTACCAGCTCGGCATTGAAAACATCGCCGCAGCGCAGGACAAAGCGTTTGATGAGCTGCTCATCTCGGGCATGTATGGAATAAAGAAGGAGATGGCCGAGCTCGAAAAGTGGTACGACGAAAACTACCGCAAATTCGGTGACAACGAAGAGCGCAAGCGGGAGCTGTATGAGCTCTATGCAAAGAAAAGGTTCGACATCACCGCCAAGTTCGGGAAAGAAGAGCTCGAAAAGCAGAAAGAGCAGCTGACGAAACAGAAGGAATACTGGCAGGAAATTTACGACACGGCGATAGAAAAGGCTCAGGACCTGGCCGCGCAGTCAAAAGAAATGGACGCAGGTATTAAAGACGCCGAGGCCTTCCTCACGAAGTGGAACAACAAAACCATGACGACGCAGGAACAAAAGACGTATGACTATAAAGTCTTGCAGGAACGAATCCGGGTTGAAGGGTTCAATTATAGCGACGCCTCGCAAACCCTCGCGCTCATGAAAGACATACAGAGCTACATGGAGAAGTACAAGAGCACAATGAGCTCCTGGGATTTCGGCAGCAGCTCAGACACATGGGAAACCGGTCAGATGAAGACTGCGCTTGAGGCGCTGATCGGCAAGGTCCGCGGCATGAAGACCGAAACAGATCAGCAGCAGTCGGCATGGGAGGCCTGGGGCCTCGTCGCAAAGACCAATCTTGACATCATCAACGACAGCCTGCTTCAGGTCCAGAATAAAATTGAAGGCATAGACAGAATACTGCGAGAGACTCATGAGCTCAAACTCAGCACGGCGGATGCCGAACAGAAACTCGCGGCGCTCGGGGTAACCCTCTCGAATCTGCTGCTGCAGAAAAACGCGCTCGGTGGATCATACGGCGCCACTGGCATTTCCAGTAATACAGATGCCTCCGGCAATACAGTTTATACAAACTCCGGCCAGCCATATGCCGAATGGGCTGCGACAAATAATTTTGGAAACGATATCGGCGGGGCGGCAGATGGCGCATACATTCGCAAACCTCGCATTATCGCGATTGCCGAGAAAGAGCCCGAGTTCGCCCTGCCTGAGAGCAAGTTGAACGCGATAGTCCAGGCTGCGGTCGCTTCGGGCGGCTCGGCCGCGCCTTCCGCTCTGACGGTAAATTTCGGAGGACCTACAATAAATGGATCAAATAAGGACGGCAAAGCGCTAGCCCGCGAATATGACGCCGAGATGGCCGCAATGATTCGCGATAATCGATCTTTGGCGTTGGTGCAGCTGAAGAAAATACTGAGGAAAAAGTAATGCCCAATATTATTACTTGCGCGAGAAACATACTTGAAACCTCGACGGTATTTCTTAATGCGGGGACGGAAAACGCGCTGTATCCGCTGTATCGCCTCTATGATCGCGATATCGGCAAGATGTTCATGCCGACAACGACAACACTCTCAATTACGATTGACCAGGGCGTCAGCCCGATCTATGCCATAGATCGTTTGATAGTACCAGCGGGGCACAACCTGACCGGCGCGACGATTAGCTGGCAATACTCTGCAGCAGGCACAGCATTTACAAATGTGGTTGCAGCCTGGACGCAAGCAGACAATCTACTGATCAATAAGTCGGCGGCTGCGTCGATGTCATACCGCTTTTATAAAATTACTGTGACAGGCGCCGCAGCAATCCCGCAGATACCTGAGCTATTCCTCTCTCCCTCTTATACCTGGGAACATAAACCTCAATGGCCATGCGGGCCTTTTAATGATGTTTATAATGTCGAGCGCAAAGTTTTGGCAGGCGGTGGCGTGCGTTATTTGCGTAAGGGTAATCCGAAAAAACAACGGCATTATACACTCTCGCATGCCAGTGAGCAGCAGAAAAATAATGTCATGGAGTTCGACTCAATATGGTACGGATCCAAACCCTTCTGGATCTGTGATCACAACGGAATATGGCTGTATGGCGAATTAACAACAGATATAGATATCACTGAAGCTAGTCATACGGCATATCAATTTCGTTTCGATTTTCTAGAAGTTTTGCCGGTATAATCATAATAAATTATTGGGAGGCATTATGAGACAATCTTTTCTCAAGCGTAGTTTGATTCTGAGCTTTATATCTCTTTTCTTGCTGTGCGGCTGTATGACGACGGCCCACGCCTGGTTGCTGAACAAGAACGGAGCTCTCTCCTCCATCTCGTCGTCAATAGCTCTCAATGCGACATCTGTAACATTATCGAACGGCACAGGCTCTAAATTCCCTCAATCGGGAGCTTTCAGAGCAGTAATATGGAATTCGGCGTATTCATCCTCGGTAAGCGATGCTTCTGCTGAATATGTGACCGCCACATGGGTGTCCGGAGATACATTTAGCATCGTCCGCGCTCAGGAAGGCTCAACGGCGAAAGACTGGGGCGCAGGGTCGTATTTCGCAAATGTTATAAGCGCGGGGAAATTGACCGAACTCGAAAACGCGATCGACTCGAAGGCTATATTGAATTCTCCAACTTTCACGGGGAATCCTACGGCTCCCACTCAGGCGGCAGACAATAACTCGACACGCCTGGCGACAACCGCATATGTTCTTGGGCAGGCGGGCAGTTCATCTCCTGCAATGAATGGCACGGCAGCTGTCGGGACATCCGCTCGTTATTCCCGGCAAGATCACGTGCATCCGATCGACACGACGAGGGCGGCCGTGGCCTCTCCGACTTTTACGGGCACGGTGACGGCTCCCACTCTGGCCGTGACCGGATTCATAACTCATGGCGGCAAGAAACGAGTAACAACGCAATTCAATAAAACCTCTGACACAAGTCTTGAAAACATCCCGGGACTGACCGTTCCTGTAGTGGCAGGGAAAACGTATTCGTTCCAGGTTGTTATATTTGCTTCAGGCGGAGCTAATATGACACAGGAAGGCCACTACAGTTCTGGCGGTCTTTTCAAAGTGGCGTTGGGTGGAACTTGCGCTGCTTCTACTTTCATAGCAGCGTCATCGTATGACTCAAAAATGCTGGCCTTGGGCTCATCATATAATATCCCTTCTACAATATTGGTAGGCGGACAAAGTTCTATCGGTTACAGTGTAATTAACGGCACAATAGCCGTTTCCAGCTCCGGAACATTAACAGTCCAATTTGCACAGCTATATTCTTATGCCGTAGCCTCATCCGTGCTCGTAGGGTCAACATTTATTGTTGAGGAAATGCCATAAGGCAAAAAGTATGGGGATTTTCCTGCAATATGAACAGGCCGCCCTTGAACAGGAATTTAGGGGCAGCGCTGCTGCTACCGGGTTTGAGGTCGGGCTCTTCAATTGTACCCCGTCTATTACTGATACTGCCTCATCACTGCTCGGCGAACCGGTTGGAAATGGTTATGCGCGGGTTGCGCTGGGACGCAATACAACAGACTGGCCGACTATCGAGACTGACGCGGATGGTCATCCGCGTGTAACATCGAGGGATATTCATTATACAGCCACTGCCACATGGAGCGCAGTGACAATCTGGGCGTTGATGACTGCGGCCGGAGCAGTCATCGCATGGGGATCCCTTGGGAGCTCTGTGGTTTTGGCTGCGGGCAAAACACTTAAGCTCAAAGTCTCGTTGAAAGGAGTAACAGAGAAACCCGTAAAGGGCTCTATAGAATCCTTGGGCGGCGGTATCATTGAGAACATATATTCCGCTGCTGCTCTGACGGGGAAGGCGTCATATAAGGATTCCCCAAGCTCCGCCGACCTCTTTCAGTATGTAGATACCGATGAGGCCTCGCCGGTAATAAAAAAAATAGAGTGGGGCTCTCTTAAACAACTTATTCAATATGAGAATACGGCTGCGTTTCCGAGCATTGGGAACATGGATCGATTTTATTTAGCTCTCAATACGGGCTTGTTATATAGGTATTCGGGGACTGCATATGTTGCGCTGTCGGCTCTTGCGCCGATTTTGACCGCTCCAAACGGGGCGCAGTGGGTCATAAATATCGATGACGATGGGAATCTGGGCGCAAGCTCACTGTGAGAGGAGATATTATGCTGAAAAGACAAATATTATTTTGCTTCATCGCAATCTTAGCGTCATTGGCGTTAGCCGCGGTAGCTGCATCCACTGATGTTCGCACCGTGCCTAATAGCCGCACAGTTTGCGGGCAGGCATTAAGCGCGAATGTGGACGGCTCTACCTGTCCGGTCAGTACGGCGCAGCTGGCCGCGCTGAATAATAAGCTGGACAGGTCGAATCCGGTCATAACAGGCACGCTTGTTATCGGCAGCTCGGGCATAGACGCCACCACGGCGATAGTCTCCACGCGATACGATGTGACAAGCTCAACGACCCTGGGGGACGTTACGGACCTGGCGTTGACCCTCAAGTCGGGCAAGACATATAGTTTTACCGCGTATCTCAGGACCACATCGGGGACGGCGGGCGGCGTCAAGGTCTCTGTCAACGGTACGGCTACAGCCGCAAGCATCATCTACGATGTCCTTATATTCAACGGCGGCGCGGTCACTCAAGGTAGGGGCGCGGCGTTGGGAACATCGGTGGGCGTAACAAGCGCGTCAGCCGCCCTTATCGCCGTAACGGGGACCATTACCACGTCCTCAGGCGGAACAATTAAAATTCAGTTCGCTCAGAATTCCAGCAACGCCACGGCGTCTAGCGTATTGGTAGGGTCAAGTATCGCCGTAACAGAAGTGTCGTCAACCCCGGTAAATGGCGGCACGGCGGCCCTGGCTACGCAATATAACGCGACAAGCTCTACCACATTGGCGGATGTCGATGGACTCCAGATATCAACGCTGTCAAGCACGAAATATAAATTCAGCGCGACGCTATTTACCACGTCAGGCGCGTCCGGGGGAGTAAAGGTTGCCATTAGCGGGACCAACAGCCTTACGGTCAATTCCGTAATCTACGATACTCTCATTTATTCTGCCGGGGCTATCACTCAGGGCAGAGGGGCTGCATTGGCAGCATCAACAGGGTTGACTGGGACAACAGTTTCCATGATCCGCATAGAGGGGTATGTGTATATCAACCTTGGCACTACATGCGACGATTCTGAGGAAGCTGGCAACTGCATAAACCGTAAAATCGGCATTCAGTTCGCTCAGAATGCGAGCAACGCCACGGCGTCAAGCATCCTGGTCGGGTCAACATTTCAGCTGATCCCGCAATAATAAAAGGGGGAACATTGTGGCGGATATAGCTAACACAGCGATACCGGGCGGGGCGATACCGGGCGGCGCGATTCTTGGAGCCGGGTATGCTGTATGCGCGACAAAAACTGTCACGCGTGAGCAGGTCCTTGACGCGAAGGACTTTTGCCCTGTGCCGTGCGTTATAATACGCCCGGTTTCCGCTGCGGCTCCAACGCTATATTTTTCTACTCGCAATATCACTGTTTCAGGTCAGATGTATGAGTCATACATCGCTGAAATCACTGGTCTGGCCGACCAGATCAGCCGCGCGGATTCGAGCTTTATCAACGCCGATATAAAAATCAGTTTTTTAAATAATAGATTCATGGGCTATAGTTATCTAAGCGAGCTGAATATCGCATACCCGCTTGCAAACGCAGCCTGCACAATATCTATCGCATATTTGGACGACAATAACACCGTTGTCTATAGCGAACAGGTGTTCAAGGGCGCGCTTGATCAGATGCAGGACTGCACAAGGGAAAGCTTTACATATCCGGTTTCCTCGATGCCAAACTATCGAGATCGCGTCTGGAAGCAGGCCAAAATCGATACTATAACCTGGCCTAACGCATTCGAGGACCTCGGCCTCACCGAGCCGATCATTTATGGGGCAAACCTGAAGGTTCCAGCGCTCCGCGTGGCGTGGGGACCGCGTACCACTCTCACGTTTGAGTGCTCTGCGACAATTACGGCGGCCGTAACTATATCGATTTCAGATAGCAGCACAATGCTGGTCGGCATTATGCTGAGTGAGCACAATCGGTTTCCTGCGAGCGGGACGGTCATTATAGACGACGAGGAAATATCGTATACAGGCATATCCGCTACCGGGAATTTAACTGGTGTATCGAGAGCGCGGAATAAAACAGCTGCAACATCGCATCAACGCGGAGCTACGGTCTGGCTCCGACAGACTTATTATGACAGTCTCCTTGCCTGCCATGAGCTGCACAGTGTCTCTACAATATATGCTGAGTTTTCCGGCGAATTGGTAAAGGTGCTGTCAGGGGTCACCGCTGTTTACACTGGAGGCAAGACTATCCTTCGCGCCGATCGGCAAATAGGGATAGACAGTGGGATAGCGTCAAACCTGAGCATTTTTGAGGGCAGCCACAAGCATATAGCCTCCGTGTCTCCCACTACGGTTTACGGCCACACTGGCGGAGCCTCTGCAGGGGCGGGCAATAATGTCTCTGGAGACGCGCAGGCAATGGCGACTGGTGGCGGGTATTGCTCCATATCGCCGACTCTGGGCACTTTCTCCTATCCTCTCAGAGGATCATTGTGGGTCAAATTCAATACTGCCGGGTCCGGCACATACAAGGCGTATGTGGAAGGGAGCGCTGTCGCTGCAAACAATAACGGCAGTTATACCGGGCAAATTACCATAAGCGCCGGGGGGAAATCGGTCACTTACACGTCGTTTGACGGCCAGGTCTCATTCGATTGTGGCTCTTGCCCCACTGAAATAAGGGTGACGGCCGATGGCTATGGCAGCGGCGGCAGCATGTCAATTTCTCGCATGTGGTACACTTACGGCGCAGACACAATTTCCGCTTCCCCAGCGAGCGGCGTAGCGCTGAAGGGAGAAGTCACGCTCGTTGACACCTTGAAGGCTGACCGTTTTCATGCGATTGTCAATGGCTATAAAAGCCCATCCGCTGAATATGGCGCAGTTGGCAGCATAATAGAGCGCCCCGACTATGTCATAAAGCATTTTGATGTCATTGTTAATGGCTTCTCCTCCAGCGATATCAATAACTCAGCGTTCGACGCGGCCGGAGCGAAATATGCGGCCGCAATAACGAATGGCTATAAATTCGCCTTCAGGATAGATAACGAAATTGACCCATCTGAATTTGTTCAAAAGCTCGCGTATGAATGCAGATCAACCCATCGGTATGTGAATGGTGTTTGGAGCTTGAATTATATAGAGGATTATATCCCTGCCTCAAAAAAGACAATAAGAGAGGCCGATTTGGCGCCATCGTGCCTCGAATTCGTTTTCTACGAGGGCTCAATTAAAGAAGTGTTCAACCATTACATCGCGTGGTTTGGCCGTAATTATTCAAAATTAGGCTCTGAAACCGAATGGACGGGCTCGTCAAAAAAACAGGGGACGGATGACTCTATTACCAAACACGGAGTTTTGCATAAGGAAATCAATTTTGAATTTATTCGGGCACAGGCAATGGCCGACCACGTGCTCGCGCATATAGTTGTCGAGACTCAATATATCCCGACGTTTTGTCGCTGCGCTGTGCCCTGGGAATATTTTGTGCTATCTGTCGCTAACACGTTCAGAGTTGCCGGAGCTCTGTACAATAACAGATTGTTTTATACCGAGAGCTTTGAGAGATCTGAAGACGGCGGAGAGGCGACCATAATCGGACGCGACTGGTTTGGAGGCTCTGAATCAGATGCCGGAGCTATAACGGGCATCACCGAGTCTGCGCCT